GTCCTCTGCAACGTCTTCCTGCCCACGGCTCCGGCTTGCGTCGTCGCGTGCGAGTACGTCGTCCAGCGCGGCTTTGGCCGCTATCACGGCCTCCCTGTTACGGTCGCTGAGTACGCGCCCGGCTTTCGACAAGTCCGCAAGCTTGCTGATAGGGCTCAGCAGGGCGTCCAAAGTCTCGGGAGATAGGGCTCTCCCCTCTGTCTGCCAGTGTCGCGCGATATTGTCCACGCCGGTTAGCGCCTTCAGCGCCCTGTCAAGGTCGTCATAGAAGCGCAGTTCCTCGGGGTCCTCAATGTCTGCGAGTGCAACGCCTGCGACAATCCTGTCTTCCTTGCGCAACCACGGGCGGTCCATCGCAAGCCCAAGCGACTTGCCGAGTTGCAGGTCCGCGTCCATGTTCGCGCCGATGGTCACTGCGGAGAGTTCCAGCAGGTCGAAGTCCTTGTCGCCCTGCGGCCCGCCCCAGTGCCAGACACCATCGTCGTCCTCGCCGCCCGACTTGCTGAAGTCCCAGGCATGTCTGCCCGGCAATGGGTTAAACCCGATGCTCTGCGACAGCGGGATGTCCGCTTCCAGCAGGTTGAACAGTTCGTCGGCAGGCTGCGACTTGCCCGGCGCAAGGAGCTTCGCGCGGGTGACTACGCGGTCGCCGTCCAGCCGGAAGTCGACCACCTTGCCGATGACGTTCCCCGTCCAGTGGTCGCGCAGGTACGGCAGGCCCTTGCCCGTGCGCGCGAATGCGGCCTGAAACGCCCGGTGCAAAGCGGCCTGATTGACCACTTCACCATGCCTGTCCCGCGCGCCCGACGAGGCGATGCCCTCCACGTAGCGAGCGCCATCGGCGTCGTCAGTGAGCGCCTTGACCTCGGATGGCATGGTGCAGATGCGCGAAAACGCCGCGCCAGTCGGCTGGTTCATGGTTCACTCCTCTCCGTCAGTCCTCTGGTATCACTGCGGCCACGCTGCACCTGCAGTTGATCACTTCTTCCGCAGGCCCGTTCGCGTCCCCTGGGTGCAGAAGCCCGTTGGCGAACGTCTCATCCGCGCCCACCACGTTTCCATGCAGGCGCGCGTGGCTGTCCCGCACCCGGTCGTCCAGCGTCGCGATCCATTCCTTGCCAAGCTCGGCAAGCTCAATCGCAGCCGCCGCGCCGATATTGCTGGCACCGACAATTTCCGTCTGCGCGATGCGCCGCGCCTGATAGTCGTTCAGGTGCCCGAAGCGCGCCTGCAGGTCGTCGGCGATCTCCGATATCGGCTTGCCCGCGCGCTCACCGTTCACGATACGCGCCCGCAGGTCGTCATGCAGGGTCCGCGCCACCGTCTTGACCTTGAGTTCCTTGTCCCGCAGGTGCGCAATGACGCGCGGGTTCTCGCGGTCGAAGAACAGGTCTCCCGCGTTCGGCAGGCGCAGCGCAATTTCCCCGAGTACCTGTTTGCCCTCTGCAATCGCCGCTTCCAATGCCGCCCCGCGCACTGTCTTCCAGAGCGCGTTCCCGGCCTCGTCCACGTCAAACAAAACTGCCTCCGCATCCGGCACACTGGCCTTCAGCGACTTGAACGGCTCCAGCTTGCCGAGTACCGCGTCCCGCAGGTCGTCGCCCCAGGCGATCACGTCACGCTCCAGCGCATCTTCGCGCGGCGCGATCCGGTCGTCAAACGCCTTGACTATCGCTGCGTGTTCGCTGGACCCGAAAGGGACCGCACCACCTGCCGCGATAACGGCCTTCTCGCGCGTCGCAATCGCGCCCTTGGGTGTTTCCTCGTCCGCAGGCATTTCGTCGCGTCCTGGCGGCTCTATCACGCCGGAATCGGTATCCTCTGCGGGTGGCGCGAACTGCGGCGGCGATGGCTGTGGCTCCGGCTCGGGCGGGTTTGCAATCTCTTCCAGCGTCACGTAGTCGTCGACGGCCTTGCGCTTGTACCGCGCCCCGATGCCGTCCGGGAGCGCGTCGTAACCCAGCGCCTGCCGGTACTCGTCGATGCTGGTCACGCCAGAGTTGAACGCCACGTCTTCGCGCTCGGCCTGCGCGCCCATTTCCTCCTGCAGCGCCTTGACCACTGTCAGGTCGAACTGGGTCACAATGTCGTCACCGTACCGCGGCGCGAGGAACTCGTTGATATTGCCTGCCACGAGGTCCAATAGCGGCTGCATGGTGTCCGACCAGAACTGCAATTGTGCCGCCTCGTAGTTCGCCCGGTTCACGTCCTCGGCCCGGAACAACTGCGTGGGCACACCCGTGACCGCGCTGATCTCGGTGTCGTGCCTCTGCGCCATGCCAAGGTACTCAGCGTCCCTCGCGCTCTGTTGCGTCTGCTGCCAGATGAAGTCTTGCAGGACCGCAACCTTGCCCGCGTTGTCCGCGCCTTTGTGCTTCTTCTCAAACACGTCGATGAGCCTGCGCAGTTCGTCCTCGTTGATACCCACGTCGCCCTTGGGTATCAGGAGACCGCCCAGGTTCAGGTTGTTGTCGAAAGTGCTGACCGCGAACATCAGCCGCGACCAGTCCGCCTTCAGGACCTGCTCCAGCGTTTCGGCACTGGACAACCCGTAGAAGTCGTTCAGCGGGTGCGGGTAACGGAAGTGCAGCACCTCGTCCGGCTCATACTGCACCGTCGCGCCGTTCGCGCTGAACTCATAGCCCTGCACCCAGTCGGTAGCGTCTGGAACCACCTTGACGCGATCCGGGCGCATCCGCCGCAGTTGCTTCGGCGGCGCGTAATTCTTCCCGCCCACGAGTTCCCAGTACGCATTTCCTGTCGCGCGCAGGTCGAAGAGCGTGGTGTAGATCATCTCCCGCCACGTATCCTGCGGGTTTACCTGGTCCAGCAGGACGCGCAACGGGTGCGCGTCGTCAACGTCCTCCGGCAGAAGCGCCTTCGCCCGGCAGTATGCCCTACGCTCGTGGTACGGCACGTTCGCGAACTTGCGCTGCACGTGGGCCGCAGTGCCGCGCGTCACAAACCGCCCGGCTGCCTTCGCGGTCTCCTCGGGCACCAGCTTCTGCACGAGCAGCGGAACGCCCATGCCCGCCGCCGCGATATGGTTCAGTGCGGCGAAGTAATACGGGTGCCGCCAACTGTACTCCAGGTCATTCTTCGTGATGCCGGGATGCGACACGCCCTGCCCCGGATTGTAGACGACCACCTGCGGCTGCCTGCTGCCGCTGGTCTCGCGCGGCTTGCGCGGTGCCTTCGATAGCGCGGTCGGGTCGGGTTCGCCGCCCAGCCATTGAGTTATCGTGCTGAGCCAGCTCATCCCTCGCTCCCGAAAACGATTGAAGGTTTGCGCGCCGTCTTGAGCAAGGCGAATGCCCCGCTCGCACCGTCTACCCGGTCATCCACGCCATTCGTCTTCTTCGACTGAAACGCGCAAAGCTCGTCAATGAAGGCGCTATTCCACGGTCCCCGCAAGAGGTCCACGTTCCCGGCCTCAAACTGCGCAGATAACGCCTGCGCCCGCAGGTCCGGGTCGCCGCTGCTCGGCAAAATCTTCAGCGGGAACCCGGCAAGCAGCTTCGCATATTCCTGCGCCTGCTCTTTGCCTGCCTGCCCTGGGTCCTGGTATAGCCCCACCGTGCAGTCGCGCCCGTCAAGTTCCGCAGTCAGCTTCACGAGGTTGCGGACGCCGCGCGGGCTGAGTTGATCATGCGCGCAATCTGCGAACAGGTAGCGCCCATTAAGTTCCCCGAGCTTCACGCCCGCCGTGCAGTCGCCGCCTTTCTCTGTACCCGCAAGGTCCCAGAAGCGCACCCATTTCATGTTCGTTGGCACTGCGTCCACGATGCGCATCCACTCGCGCTTGAACATCCCGCCTTCGCGCAATGTCGGGTGCTGCTGGTAGAGCGCATTGAACCCGTAACTGCCCAGGATGCGCTTCGACTTCTCAAGTTCCTGCACCGGGTAGCGTTCCGGCCAGAGTGCTTCCCCCGGCGCGCGCCCGAGTGGGTCGTTTTCCTCCGCAAGCGCCGGGAGGTTGATGACCCGCCAGTCCGCAATGTCCTGTGCCGCGCTGTAGTCCGGCGACAAAATCCGCCCGGTCAAATCGTCGATATGCCAGCGCGTCTGGATGATCACCACAATGCCGCGCGGCTCAAGGCGCGTGTATGCCGTTGTGGTGTACCACTCCCACGTTTTCTCCCGGTACGTCGGCGAGTTCGCCTCTTCCGCGTTTTTCACCGGGTCGTCGATAATCAGCAGGTTCGCGCCGCGGCCTGTAATTGGCCCGCCGACGCCCGCGCTGACCATCCCGCCGCCTGCGTCCGTCTCCCAGACGCTCGCCGCCCCCAGGTCATTGCGCGGCCCGTGCGCGTATAGCCCGCACTCCCGCGCCTCTGTGAGGCTATCGCGCACCTTGCGCGACCAGGACGCGGCGAATGTGGCTTCGTAGCTGCAGAGCACCACGCGCAGGTGCGGGAAGTTGCCCAGAAGCCAGACCGGAAACCAGTGCGAGGCCGTCTCGCTCTTCCCGTGGCGTGGCGGCATCGTGATAATGACCCGCCGGTGCTGTCCTGCCACCGCCAGCATGAGTTCGCGCTGGATGAGTTCGATATGCGGCGGGCAGGCGAAATGCCCGTCAGTCAGCAGGTTCGCCGTCCCCACTGGCGTCTGCCGCGCTATTCGCAAGTCGCTGGCTGAGGGCTGAGGCAAGGGCAATCGCTTCCGGGTCCTTCAGGATCAGTTCAACCTCAGTTTCCACCTTCACCGGCGCGAGGTCAGGGTCCTGGCCGATGCGCACAGAATGCGCTTCTCGCCTGCCAAACTCATCCGGGTACACACGCTCTAGGTAGGTCATGTCGGCCTGCCACGCGCCTGCCTCCGCCGCTGCGTCAATCCGTGAAAGCCGAACAAGCACCGCATTGGCCTTCGCCTTTTTCATCGCGGAAGAATAGTCTAAGTACGGCTGCTCCCCGTTTTCGGCCCGCTTAAGCCAATCGTAATGCGCCGCGTGAGATATCCCAGCCCTATCGCACGCGAACCGTATCGGCAGGCCCATGCTCACGCTTTCAAGCATGATCTCCTGTATTTCTGGTGTGCATTTAGTCGGGGCGCCTTCACCGGCCATTGCGCAACACCGCCGCTATTGCGACCACATCCGCGTCTGATAGCTCCTCGATCATGTCTATCGTTTCCTGGGCCTGCTTCAGCCGCGTGCGCGCCTTCCCCATCGCATTGTGGTAAGCGTCGGATTGAGCCCGCGTAAACGTCAACGTCATCAGCCTCGGCGTTTGTGATGCCTTTTCCTTGGCCGTGGCGACCGCCTGAGCCGATTTCTCAGCGTGTGCGGCCTGGAGCCGCCTCAGTTCCTCGGGGTCGCGCTGACGCAAAACCTTCGTCAACAATTCGTCCCTATTTTTCACGGCGAGTTCAAGCAGGTTCGCCGTATACTGCTTGGCGTCCCGCCGCGCCCTGGCCTCTTCGAGCGCCATTGTAAGCGCCATCGCTTCGTCTCGCGTCTGTACTGCCTGTGCGACCACTGCCGGGTAACGCGAGAACCCCGCTTCCTTGCAGATCAACCAACGGTGCTCGCCGTTGATGATTGTGTACCGCGTCGGGCCTTCTTTGTCTTCCCAGACCAGCGGGAGTTCAGAAGGTATCCACCCGTTTAGTTGAATGCTATTGGCGAGCATGAGAATGCGCTCGTCATTGCATGACTTTGGGTTATAGTCGTTTGGGGACACGTCGGAAAGAGTGAGAAGCAGGTCTGCGGGAATACCCGCGAAAACCTGCTCCTCGTTCAGCCCGAGTGCCACGATTCTTGTACAGGCTCGTGACGTTATCATGGTAGGCCCTGTCCTACAGGAATACTCCC